GCCCACCTCGCTGCGGTCAAGCTCGCCCCCGCCGCCTTCAAGTAAGACCAGGTACCTCATATCACTTCCTTATTCGTTGGGGTTTGAAGCATCTCGACTAGGTCCAACTGGTCCGCATCGTCGCTGAATAGTCCGATGTCGCAGGGTGCCTGCGGCTTGCGCGGTTTGATCGGCGCATTGGCCTTGCGCTGCAGGGCGCCAGCGATGTCGGCGCCTGTGCCGGGGATGGCGGTCTGCCTGTTCATCGAAAGTCCTCCCATTCGAGGCGTCCGGTCGCGGCATCGATAGCGGCCTCGGCGGCTTCGGCTTGTGCATCGCGGTCTTTGGCCGTGGCCACCATCGCGGCAGCTTCGTCAGAGCCGGCTTCGATGTGGCCGTACCTCTGCTTGGCGGTCCACATTTCGTGGCCCTTGGCCGGGTTGATCCAGGCCGGCCCGCGTCGGGTTACCCTCGCCACGTTCTCGCGGCTAATCGGGCTCCATTTTTCCCAGGCTTGTATCATTTAGGGGCTCCTCGCGGTTCACGGCGCGCCAACGCCGTACGGGTATAAAATACCCATCAAGGAAGGAAGTCAACATCTTTCTTTAGTGATAACTCGACCAATGCGAGGGCGACACAACCTTGATGCCCGCGACCGTCTCGGTATCGACCGGGTAGGCATAGCGGACGTTATCGATCTTGATGCCGCCCTGTTGAGCTAACCGACGGATCGGCGTGCCGGCGTCATCGCCCTCATGGCGTGGTGTGAGATACTTGCCGGGGAGCGGAACGCAACGGCCCTGCAGCCAGCCGGTATCGACGCGCTCCTGCGCCAGCTCGCGAAGGATGACGTGCTTGCCGCGCACTTCAGTGATCTCGAAGTATTCGACGTTGGTCTGGTCGTATCCCCAGCATGTTTTGAGGATGTCGCCGACCTTGTAGGTCGGAATCCAGGCCTTGCGCTCGGCCTTGCGGCTCGCGAGACGCCCAAGGGTCTCCCGGCGGCTCTCGAAGCCTTCGCGAACCGCCTTCTCTCGCCGCGCCTCGGTCGTATAGCGGAAGCGCCAGGCCGGCTTGCTCTGCTTGCCGAAGAACGTAGCCGCGGCAGGCTGTCCTTCATGCGTGAGGTAAAGGTAGGCGATCGCATCGCTCTGTTTGTCAGCGACCTTCGTGGCGCCCTTCGGGGTGAAAAATTCGCGGGTCAGTTTGAAGCGCACGTTGCTCTCCTCGCGGTTGCCGGCTTGCCAGGGCCCATTGAAGGTCAGTCGGTTCCGTACTGGGTGATCACGCCATCCCGGGTCGTAACGATCGGCTTCTTCAAGTTGCTGCAATAGCCGACAGTGAAAATCGTTCGTTGCCAGCTGTCTGGCGCATAGCCAAGCTTTTCAGCCTCGCCCCACGCCCCCAGGAAGGTCTCGCCGGCCTTGTAGGCTTTCGCAATCGAGGCGCCGGCCTCGAACACACGCTTGATTTCTTCGGGCGCCATGTCTGTGTTGGTTGTCATGGCAGTCTCCTCAGAGGTCTGCAACGAAGTGGTACAGGACGCCGGTCCTGCGGACCTTGCCCATCGCCTCCAGCGCGCTCATGACCTGCTGGAATTGGTTCAAGGTCATCTTGTCCATCACGGCCGCGTACATCACGCCCGCCGGCGCGCCCATCGATCCGCCTTCCTTCACGGCGTCGATGAACATCTGGCAAAGCTGGCACAGAAGTTTCGTCTGGGCTTGCTGGGAAAGTGTCATTCGCAGTCTCCTCGCGGTTAGGGGCAACGCGCCAACGTCGCCGGTTTTACTGGCCGTATCCGTAGCAAGCGCGGATGCGGCGGTCTTCAAGCTCGGTCAGTAGCAACGTCATTTCCCGAACGGCCGCGGCATCGTTCTTGTCCCGCTCCAGAAGCTCTGACATTTCGTCGATGCGGGCTTCGAGGGCTTCTGCGGTCAAAGTCGAAAACTTGGTGGCCATATCAGCCTCCTGCGCCGTTTCAGTAAAGGTATAATATACCCTCACTGAAAGCGAACAACATCTATTTTTGAATTCGGCGAAAAAAGATCATGGCCGATGGCGACGAAGCCGGACTAATCACCAGCGCCGTCGCCGGCCGCTTGCTGATGCTGGCGCCGGAGGAATTTCGCCGGCTAGATCGCGCCGGCTGGTTCGCCAACGTCTCGAAGGATCGCTACCGTGTCGTTGACGTCGTACAGGGCCACATCCGCTACCTCGAGAATGAGCGCCGCGATACCGGCCGCACGGTCGCCGAGGCCGCCAAGCATATCGACATGGGGCAGCGCCGATTCTTCGAGCTCCTCGACCACGGCGTGATCACTCGCAAAGGCAAGGAAGGTTACGGCCTAGATGAGGTCCGCCTGGCCTACATCCAGCACCTGCGCAAAGTGGCTGCGGGGCGGGGCGGTGACAGCGATATCGATCTGTCGAGCGAGCGCGCTCTCCTGGCCCGGCAACAGACCGAAAGCGTCGCTCTTCGAAATGCCATCGCGCGCGGTGAATACGCCTCGATCGAGGAAATCGCGCTGCAGGTCGAAACCGAATACAGCATCGTGCGCGAGCGATTGCTCACGATTCCAGGCAAGCTGTCCGATGGCCTGGCCATGCGGTCGCGTGAAGAGATCGAAGCCGGCTTGCTGGAGGAATTGTCCGAGGCGTTGAATGAACTTAATGACCCGACCCGCATTGCCCAACGGGCAGGCGGCGCTGGCGGAGCGCCTGCGCCAGTGTCGGAGGGTGCTCAAGCCGCCGCCCCGTCTCAAGCTGGTTGAGTGGGCGGACACCTATCGGCGCATTTCCGCAAAGACGTCGGCGAGCCCAGGTCAATGGAAGACCTCGGCGCAGCCGATCGCTTTCGGGATCATGGAATCGATAACGGATTCGGACACGCACACCATCTCCGTGATGGCGGCGACGCAGCTGGTCAAGACCGAGCTCTTGATCAACGTCGCCAGCTATTACATCCACCAGGACCCATCGCCGATCCTGTTCATACAGCCGACGCAAAGCGCGGCAGAGTCGTTCTCGAAGGAGCGCTTTGCGCCGACCGTGCTGGCCTCGCCGGCGTTGCGCGAGCTGGTGCAGCCGCCGCGCTCACGCGACAGCGAGAACACGATCGCGCACAAGAGCTACCCGGGAGGCTCGCTTGATTTCGTGGGAGCGAACTCCCCGACCGACCTGGCGTCGCGACCCAAGCGGGTCATCCTGGCGGATGAGATCGACAAGTACCCGATCAGCGCCGGCAGCGAGGGCGATCCCCTCAAGCTTGGCGAGGAACGTGCCTCGACCTACAGGGCGCTCGGTCGCGCCAAGTTCGTGCGCACCTGCTCGCCAACGGTCGAGGGCATCTCGCGCATCGGCCGGGAATATGCCGCCAGCGATCGCCGCCGGTGTTTTCTTGCTTGCCAGCACTGCGGTCATGAGCAGGTTCTGACCTGGTCGCATGTGCGCTGGGACAAGGATGGCTCGGGAGCCAATCTTCCGGAGACCGCGCGCCTCGCCTGCGAGGCCTGCGGAACGATCTGGAGCGAGCGCGACCGCGTGGCGTCGCTCGATGCGCTGGAGACCGCGCCGGGATACGGTTGGCGACAGACGCGAGAATTCAGCTGCTGTGATCAGCAGCAAGTGCCGGAGCAATGGGATCACGCCGGCCGGGCGCGATGCTATCAGTGCGGCAAGCGCGCGCCTTATGGCGGCCATGCCGGGTTCCACGTCAGTAAGCTCTATTCGAAGCGGCACCGGCTGCCGGAGATCGTCAGCGAGTTTCTGGAGGCGCAGGGCGAGCCGGAGCTGCTGCGCAAGTTCACCAATACCGCGCTTGCGGAGTTGTGGAAGCCGCAATACGGCGACGCTCTCGACAGCGCCGGCCTGATCGCCCGCGCCGAGGTCTACGGGCCCGACGATCTGCCTGATGAAGTGATCATCATCACGGGCTTCTGCGACGTCCAAGGCAATCGCCTCGAAGTGCAGCTGATCGGCTGGGGCAGGGATGAAGAGGCCTGGCCGTTCCAGTACACGATCATCAACCAGGACCCGTCGCAGCCGATGGCCTGGGCTGAGCTTGATGTCCTGCTGACCAGCAAGTTTCGGACGCGATCGGGCCAGCTGCTCCGGGTTGCGGCGTTCGGTGTCGACACCGGCGGCCATCACGGCTCGCAAGTATATGCCTTCGC